AGGTGAAAAACAGACGGAACAAACAACACAGGCGAAGTAATTGACAGAAATGAATTCGTTGCAGACATCTTTGTCAAACCTGCTAGAGCTATTAACTTTATTACACTATCGTTTATAGCAACACGTACAGGTGTTTCGTTTAGTGAAGTAGGAGGAGCGTAAGATGGCACAAATAGATGACTTTAAAGCTAATCTAATTGGTGGAGGTGCAAGAGCCAACCAATTTAGAGTTACGATCACCCCACCACCAGGCATCGCAATTGGTCTAGATGTAAGAAGAAGTTCTTTCTTAGCAAAGGCTTCTAACTTACCAGGTCAAACACTTGGTGAAATCGCTATACCTTTCAGAGGTAGAAATATCTACATCGCAGGTGATAGAGAGTTCGAAACTTGGTCTACAACATTCATCAATGATACAGACTTCATGGTAAGAAATGCGATAGAGCGTTGGATGAATGGTATCAATGATACTGCTGAAAATACTGGTGTATCATCACCTGCAGAATATCAAGCAGACTTATTTGTTGACCAATTAGATAGAGACGATACAGTTCTAAAATCTTATATTTTTAGAAATGCGTATCCGTTGACAGCTGCTCAAATCGATGTTGCCGCAGATACGACAAACACGATTGAAGAGTTTGAGGTGACATGGAGATATCAACACTTTGAAGCAAGTGGCGTTAACTTCTAATTTACCTACATAAATACTATAAAAGTAGGAGTACATTATGGCAGAGCTATTCGGATTTAAATTCGAAAGAATAAAAGATACAGACAGTCAAGAAAAGTTTACCCAAAAATCGCCTGACGATGGTACAGTAGAAATCGCAGGCGGTGGGCACTTTGCTCAGGTTCTAGATCAAGACGGTAGAGATAGAAATGAGAACGACCTTGTAAGAAGATATAGAGATATTGCACAACAACCAGAGTGTGATAGTGCAATTGAAGATATCATGAACGAGGCGATTGTCGCTAATGAAAGAGATCAATCAGTTGATATCATAACTGATAACTTACCCTATACTAAAAAAATCAAAGATAGAATTAGAGAAGAGTTTGACATTGTTTTAAAACTGTTAGACTTTGATACTAAAGGACCAGATATTTTTAGACGTTGGTATGTTGATGGTAGAATCTACTATCATAAAGTAATTGACACTAAAGCACCTAAACTTGGTATTCAAGAAGTTAGATACATTGACCCAAGACAAATCAAAAAAGTAAGAGAAGTTAAAAAACAACCTAAAGCATTAGGACCAGATGTAATTAAAAAACAAGAAGAGTATTACATCTATAATGCTAAAGGCACTTACATGGGTGGAGGTAGTGGAAACAATAATATGATTGGTGTTAGACTATCACCAGACTCGATAACTTACGTACCATCTGGTTTGATTGATGCAAATAGAAATATGGTCTTATCATATTTACACAAAGCAATCAAACCTGTAAATCAATTAAGAATGATTGAAGACAGTCTTGTTATTTACAGAATATCTAGAGCACCAGAAAGAAGAATTTTTTACATCGATGTAGGTAACTTACCAAAAGCAAAAGCAGAGCAGTATCTAAAAGATGTAATGCAAAGATACAGAAATAAATTAGTTTACGATGCTAAGACCGGTGAGATTAGAGACGATAGAAATCACATGTCAATGCTTGAAGACTTTTGGTTACCAAGAAGAGAAGGTGGTAGAGGTACAGAGATTACAACTTTACCAGGTGGAAGTAACTTAGGTGAGATAGAAGATATAACTTATTTCCAAAGAAAACTTTATAGAAGTTTAAATGTTCCTATTTCAAGATTAGAAGCTGAACAAAACTTTTCTTTAGGTAGATCAACAGAGATTACAAGAGACGAATTAAAGTTTACTAAGTTCGTACAAAAAGTTAGAAAAAAATTCACGCCATTATTCAATGACATGCTTAAAACTCAGTTAGTTTTAAAAGGTGTTATTAATGTAGAAGAATGGCCATCAATGAGAGAACATATTAGTTATGATTTCTTACAAGATAATAACTTTGCAGAATTAAAAAATGCAGAATTATTAAGAGAGAAAATAGATCAACTTGGTGCAATCGAGGGATTTGTTGGAACATTCTTTAGTAAGAAATGGGTACAACAAAATGTTCTTAAATTAAGTGAATATGAAATAGAAGAAATGAAAAAACAAATGAATATTGAGGCAGGTATTCCACCAGAAGAAGGCGGAGTTAACTTACCACCTAATGATGGTGTAACAAACGAACCTATGAAAGGTGAACCTCAACAAGAACCACAACAACAACCAGATGATGATATAGGAGATATAGAATAATGTCTAGCGATAAAATAATTGATGCATTAAATAACGGAAGTAATTTAGATGCCGAAGATGCATTTAAAGAAACTATGAAAGATAAGGTAGCAATGGCAATTGATACTAAAAAACAAGAGATTGCTAAAGGATTTGTAAGAGATCATATACCAGAAACAGAACCAGAAACACAACCAGAACCCTCAGAAACCGAGTAAAAACATGAAGTTTGAAGAGTTATACACTTCCACCTTTGAAGCTGACGAGTTTAAAAAGACAAAGGAATATCGGAAACAATCGCCTAAAATGAAGAAGGCAATTGACGATATTTTTAAAAAAATGGACGCAAAGCCTTCAAATTTCCTAAATACTTTTGAAAAGACAATATCCGATGTCGCTAAGAAGTACAGAGTCAAAGAAAAAGACTTGATACAATATTTCGAAAAAGAGGCAATCGGACTATTAAAGTAAGGAACAAAAATGGCAGTAGTATTACAAACAATCAAAGATTCAGATTTCGAGCATGTTGTTAAAATAACAACTACTGGTACAAACTCAGCCGCAACAGTTGTCGATGCATCAGGTTTAACTGGTCATGACTCTGGTCCGAAACTATCGATTGTTGCTTGTACTTGGTCAGTAGGTTCACAAACAGATATTTTATTTGATGCGACTTCAAATGTTGTGGCATTATCACTACAAGGTAATGGAACAATGTCATTAGTAGGTCATAATTTTGGTGCAATAGCAAACAACGCTGGTTCAGGCGTAACAGGTGATATACTTTTAACAAATAGTTCTGCTTCAGTAGGAACTATCATATTACATTGTAGAAAAACAGCAGGTTACGATAACCTAGAGTAAAGATATGACACAAGCAGTTAAACTAATCACAGAAGCTACAGATTTTTCTCAAAACAATTACCTAATCGAAGAAAAGAATGGTAAGAAAGAGTACAAAATCAAAGGCATCTTTATGCAATCTAACATCAAAAACAGAAACGGAAGAGTATATCCGAAAGAAGTTTTGATGAAAGAGGTTGCAAACTATAACAGAGATTATATTAAAAAGAATAGAGCCTTTGGTGAATTAGGTCACCCAGAAGGTCCAACGGTTAATTTAGACAGAGTATCACACATGATAACTGAACTAAAACCAGAGGGCGATAATTTTATAGGAGAAGCAAAAATTATGTCGACTCCGATGGGTGAAATTGTCAAAAACCTTATGGACGAGGGTGCAACTCTCGGTGTATCATCAAGGGGAATGGGAAGTTTAGACCAAAGAGGCGGTGCTAACTATGTGAGAAGCGACTTCAAACTGGCAACAGCCGGTGATATCGTGGCAGACCCGTCTGCTCCAAACGCTTTCGTAGAGGGAATTATGGAAGGTAAAGAGTGGGTATGGGACCATGGTAGTCTAGTTGAGGCGGAAGTCTTTAACATGAAACAAAGAATTGAGAAGAAAACTCGACTAAAAGAAGATAAAATGAAGGCACTTGAATTTGCTAAATTCATGAAAATGATTAGTAATAAGTAGTTAAAAGTGCAAAGTTTTATAAATAATAGTACTAAATAAAAAATAAAAGGAGAACGTTCCAATGGCTACAGAAATAGACAAAACCATAGAGGAATTAGAAGCGGAAGTTTTGGCTGAGTTAGAAGAAGCCAATGGTGCTGATGCTCCTAAAAAATCTGCGGTAAAAGCAGAACCTATGGATAAAATCAAGCCAGCTCTCTCAGGTGAAGACAAACCAGAAGACATGGGAAAAGCAGTAACAGACCCTAAAGATGCTACTGACCCAGGTAAAGAAGCTTCTAAAAAATCAAAAGAAGTTTCTGGTGACGCACAACAAAAGGGAGAAGGCAAACCTGACGCAATTCAAAAAATCAAAGAAGAAGACGAAGACGATAAAGAAGATGAGAAAAAGTCTGACAAAGAAGATGAAGACGAAAAAGAAGTGAAAGAAGAAGACGAAGACGAAAAAGAAGATGAAAAGTCTGACGAAGACATGAAAAAAGAAATGATTAAAGCTATGAAGTCAATGAAAAAAGACGAAATGGCTAACATGTATGCTTCTTATCACTCAGCTGCAATGTCCAAAACTAAAGACGAAATGTATAAAGAAATGATGCATGGTATGGACAAAATGAAAAAAGAAGGTATGAAAAAACTTCATGCAGCAGTAATGCCGTCTAAAATGAAAGCAGAGGAAGCTACTGATGCAAAAACTGAGGAAAGACTAAAATCAGTTGATGTTAAAGAGCATGTCGATGCTTTGTTGAACGCTGACGATTCTTTATCGAAAGAGTTTAAAGAAAAAGCTGCTACAATTTTTGAAACTGCTGTTAAGTCTAAAATCAGAGAAGAGATTAAAAGACTTGAAGAAGAGTATCAAGAAGAAGTAAGAACTGAAGTTGCTGATACAACTAAATCATTAACTGAAAAAGTTGACACTTACCTAGACTACGTAACTAGCGAGTGGATGAAAGAAAATGAATTAGCAATCGAAAGAGGCTTAAAAGGCGAAATCGCTGAAGACTTCATATCTGGTCTTAAGCAGTTATTCGAAGATCACTACATCGATGTACCTGCTGAGAAGTATGACGTACTAGAAGCGCAAGCTGATAAAATTTCTAAATTAGAGAAAAAATTAGAGGAAACAATTCAACAAGTAGTTGAGGCGAAGAAATCTGAAGGCGCTCTAATGAAAGAATCTGTTAAGACTGAGGTTTCTTCAGACTTAACTGAAACTGAGATTGAAAAGTTTGACTCACTAGCTCAAGAAGTAGAATATACTGATAAAGAGTCTTATACTGAAAAGTTAAAGACTATTAAAGAAAACTACTTCCCTAAAAAACAAGTTATGAGTGAAACTGCACATGATGAAGTAGAAACTGGCACCGCTGTACAGGCTGACATAGACGGACCGATGGGGGCGTATATTTCCGCTATCGGAAAAGCTGTAAAGAGTGCAAACTAATAAATAGTAGAAAATAAAAAGGAGAAACACAATGTTTCAAACACAACATCTACAAGAAAAGTGGCAGCCAGTCCTAGAACATCCCGAACTACCAAAAATCGGTGATGCGTACAGACGAGCTGTTACTACTTTAATCTTGGAAAACCAAGAGAAATCTATGAAAGAAGATAGATCATTCTTAGGTGAGGCTGCACCAACTAACGCAACTGGTTCAGCTGTTGACAATTGGGACCCTATTCTTATTTCTCTAGTTAGAAGAAGTATGCCTAATCTTATTGCATATGACATCTGTGGCGTTCAACCTATGAGCGGCCCAACAGGTCTTATCTTTGCAATGAGAGCAAGAGCAACTAATCAAACTGGTAAAGAAGCTTTAGCTGACCCATTGATACCTGATCTATCAAACCAAGACGCTGCTGGAAATACTGGTGGCGGAGACCAATCTGGTACTAACCCAGCTGTTCTTAACGATTCACCATCTGCTGGTACATACAGTTTCGTAACTGGTATGACTACAGCTCAAGGTGAGACTTTAGGTGATGGTACAGATGAATTCGCAGAAATGGCTTTCTCAATTGAGAAACAC